CTATAGCACTTGGCACATCAGCAAGGTTAGTTCCATTAATTGTTACACCAGCTTGTTCAACTGGATCTACATTTGAACCTGAATTACTAAATCTAAATAATCCATTACCAAATTGAGTTTTATATGTTTGACTATCTTCATCAAATCTAGTTGTAAATTTTTTAGTAGACTTAATATATTCAGCAACATATGGAATAGGTATTGATGATGTAGTACCACTAGCATCACCTTGATCATAAGCACTTGTTCTTGTCGGGTCGTCTGTATAATGAGTTTGTTTTAGTATCTTATCTTGTGCTAAATAATCTACTTCATACCATTCTTGACCAGCGCCGTCTATACAACTTGTTATTTCAATCACATCATCTTCACCCAAATCTAATTCTAAAAATTTAGTAGGAGATGTAATATTAAAAGTTTTAGTTTTTGTTTTACCAGATACAGCTCTAGTAAATCTTGTTAGGGTATAAGAACTAGCCTCACCATTACTATCAAGTATTGGAGCACTTACAATAGGATCTCCTGAACCACTCGATGTGAAATCTATTTCATCAGTTGTTTCAAAAACTATCTCAGAATCTACATTTGAAGCAATCTGCAATCCACTATCTATTGAAGATGGAGCTTCACCATATACTGGTTGACCAGTTGTACCATCGGCACTTATAGAAGTCTCTACTTTTAACTTAACAACAGATGGTGTTTTGTTTGCAGTTTTATATCCAAGAAATTCAGATAGTCTACGAACATTTCTTTTCTCTGTTGCTGTTGCCAACAGATTCTCTTTGTAGTTATAATCAATATAATATGAAAGTACATCACCCACATAACTTGATAACTCTATCAACATCATACCAGGTGATGTTTCATTAAAATCTTTATATGTATCAGGAAAATAAGATTTAGTATACTCAATTAAATCTTTTTTTATTGTACTAAAATCTTTACTTGTATATTGTACATTAGTTGGTTTTAATTTTTGTTTTTCTTTATACGCCATTAGTATGCTCCATTACTTGTCGAACTTCCAGCTCCGACACCCTCAAATGTAACTTGAACACTTTCTAAATTATTTGGTGCTCTTCTTATGTTAAAATCTATATTAATATTTACTTGATTTAAATCATCTTTACGATTTACATTAATGTTTCTTAAATCTACAAAAGGTAACCATCTACTGAATACATCTACTATATTGTTTTCTATTTGTATTGTAATATCTTCAGTTAATGGCTCAAATATAAGTGACCTTAAATCCATACCTAAGTTTGGTTGAAATACTCTTTCACCTCTATGAGTTTGTAAAAGAAGCCTGATGTTATTCTTTATAGATTCAACAGTAGTTTTTGTTGATTTGAAATACCCATCACCACCACCAACTCTACCTAGTGGAAACTCTAATCCCACAGAGACTCTTTTATCTTGGTCTTCTACAAATCTATCTTTTCTTCTATCGAGTGTTGCCATTACGCTTCCTTAACATTTAATAATTTTACTTTAGATTTTTTTACAGCAGTAGGAACTCTAGGATCCATTATCTTATTTGATGTCTCACTTATTTGAGCAATTTTTTGTAATGGAATTATATTAACGGTAGGAGTAGCAGGTACAATAGATACAGGTGCTCCTGGTGCTCCTGGCGTTGATACTCCACCACTTGTTTGAATTTCACCTGGTAATATATTAATAGGTGCTTCCATTTCAGTAATATTAAATTCCTGTTTAACTATAAAATTAATGATAGCATTTCTTAAATCTTCTGCTAAGTCATCTACTTTCTTTTTAGATTCTTCAGTAGCATTAATAGCATCAGAACCTAAGTTCTTTTCAAATGCTTGATATATGTCGTCTTTAAGTCCCACGATTAAACTTTGCCTTTTCTTCTACTTTTTTTAATACTTGTGAATAATCTTTGTTTATAGCATTCGATAAGAAATCAGGAAGCCCTTCGGTATTATCAGTAACAGATTTTACTTCTGCTTCCTTTTCAATGTTTTGCCATTCACCACTATTAGCAGTTTCATTCAGAATGTCATTAAGAATAGAGTCCTTTGTCATAGGAACATTATTAGATGGGGAAGTAGGAGTAGGAACCTGTGACTGAACTTTTGTTTTTTGAGACTGAGTTGAGTTAAGTTGTGAGCTTCTATCTTCAACTATACTATTAGATCTACTACTAACTAACACTTCATCCAACTTTTTTTCAAGTGACGAAAATTTATAATCTAATTCTTCTCTTACTACTTCTCTTATTAATTTCTTAAATATATTAACCTTCATTGTTAACCCCTATTCTGTTCTATGAAATGATGTTTGCTTAAAAATGGTGTTACTCCATCTTGATATACCCCATCATCATTTTGTTGTCTTTGTTCTAATGATTGTATTATTTCTGTTAAACTTTGTACTGAATTAACTAATGGTCCTGATGCTACACTTAAAGGAGCTCCAGTCGCATCCACTAATGGTAATGGAACACCTTGAACTAAAGCATGGGCATTACTTAATATGTTTATCACTTGTTCTAATAATACTCTTAATTGTTCTCCTAATACTATAGGTTCAGATTTATTCTTTGCTTTCTTTCCTAAATAAATATTCTCTGATTCAATAACTGAGAATCCTTTATTAGTAATTGTTATATTTCTTCCAGCACCAAAGTTTATATTACGATATGCTGACATAGTTAAATCATCATTCTGAGCATCAAATGTTATTCTATCAGAAAACATTATTATTTGGTCAAACTCTGTTTGGTTACCAGGAGATTCTTGTAACTTACCAAATTCCGAATTAAACACATCTTCTCTCGGCTCTCCTATTTCATCATTACCGAAGTTTATAAGATATCCTGGATATTGTCCTTCTGTTAAAGTTTCTTTTTCTTTATTTATTCTTTTATCACTTGATAATAATTTATAACCATTAAAAAATTGTTCAGTTGAACCAAGAGATAATAAACCAATTACAGAACCATTGTTTCCACTAGTATTATTTTTTATGGTGATATATGGATTAACAAAACGACTTCCTATTTGTATAGAATTATTATGTCTACCTTCTAATACCATATCAGAATAAACCGATTCTAACTCTGCTTCAGAACCTATATCACCTACTCTTGTTTCATAGGGAGCATCTAGTTCATAATTTTTTGATTTACTTATTTTTTTTACATTTGTTTTTTTATAATTAACATTGTATCCATTTGCATCATCTTTTCTATTATCAATAGTTATACTACTTTTTAAATTAGTATTTAGATTTGGATTAAAAAATGTATCAGGACTATAGTTTGGATTATTAGTTGTATTTAAAGGACCTAAATAATAATAAGTATTACCTATCCTTGTGTATATTACACTATCTCCCCTTGTTATAGAATCAGAAAATCCTCTAAGTAAAGGTTGACATACTAAATTGTTTTTTAGGTATCCACTTCGTAATGTACCTTCAAATGTAGGTTTCACTAAAATAAGTTGACTTACATCAGATGGTATCTTTGAGTATGAAATACCAGCAGACAATAAATCATTTATATTATTTATAGCCTGTTCTACATGACCATGATGAAAACTAAACTCAGGTAATGTCGTAGAATCTTGATTATCTACGCCTAACTCATTTATTTTCTGTGGATCTATTCTTAGAGATTGCATTAAGAATCACCATACTTTTGTCTTATCTTAGTCATATCTACAGGATCTTTAGCGACAATCTCATCTTTCTTTTTCTGTAAGTCTTCCGCTACATCTTCTAAAGAAGCCATAAGTTGTTCTTTTTCTTCTTCGGATAATAAACCAACATCACTTTCATCGATAGGTTGTTTGGACATTATCCGTTGATATAGAGTAGCTAGTTTGACTAAGTTATCATCATTCTTAATACCGACATCCATTAGTTCCTTAATAATAGGACCTACAATAGCGATATCTTCGATACCTTGTATGTAACCATGTACCTCTTGGATTAAAAGGTCAATTTGAGTTTTCTTAAGCTTGGTGTTATTATATATCTCTTCGGATAAATCGGAGAAATTCTTTTCACCAAATATTTTAAAGTCTTTTTCCATAACTATAAATATAGTATGGTTACAATATTACACCAAAGAACCTGTATATCTCAGGTTATCTATGTGACCTCTTGTAAGCA